GTTGCCAGTGATTTCGCTGGCCTCGACCACGCCAGTCACGTCAGGCAACGGTACACAAAAATCTACTAACTACGCGCCGACGTTTCGGATCGAGGGCTGGGCCAAGCGGCCGGAAGATTTGAAATTTGTTTCGGTGGCGACCAATGGCAGTGGCGTGCAAACACAAGGCGCGCCACAAACCGGCCACCAGACGGTTCCGCCGCCGAACAAACTTGTACCTCAGGTCAATACGATTGCTGATGACGACTTCGGCTAAACGGGTCTAGGGTCGGCGGTTAAAATCGCAGCGCTTAAGACAAAGAAAAGGCGGGAGGGGCTGCGATCCCTCCCGCCACCCATGAGCAGAGTTTCCCTCACCGCTTCACAGGTACATGCCCACACTCGCCTTTGGGAAGACAGAGAGGAGGCAATAATGGCTTTAACGCAATTTTTGCCAATAGAAAAGCATAATGAGGTCATCGGTTCCTCCCAACTTTCGGAGGGACTGTAATGAACCTCGATGACGAATTTGCTGCCGCTGGCGCCGGTCCCGCAAAACTATATCGCGCCAAGGGGATGCAAATTGTCCCCGCCTATATTCCCGGTGAACAACCCAAGGGCTTGTCGTGGAAACGACCACGGCTCAACGAATGGGTCGAATACCAGGAAGCACTGATCCCCGACGATCTATTTAATTCGTGGTACGGCCCCGGCGGGGCGTTTGTCTCCCGCGAAAACATGGGGATGATTTGCGGTCGCGCCAGCGACAATCTGTTTGTCATCGACCTCGACCTCTACAAAAAGTTAGGCGCCGCCGAATGGTGGTCTAAGTTAATGCTAGTTCACAATAATTCGATGGAGTTGGAAACCGTCGAGCAAATCACCGGCGGCGGGGGACGACAGAAGATATTCCGCGCGCCGCCCGGCTGGGTGGTGCCCAACAAGGCTATTCACTCGATTGGCGTCGACATCAAGGGGCAGGGTGGGTTTGTCATGCTGGCGCCGTCGCTGCACGAAAGCGGCCGGCATTACGTATGGGTTGACGGCCAGTCGCCTGAAGACATCGAGCCGACGACAGCGCCCGACTGGCTGCTGGAGGCCGTCGAGGCGCTGGTCGCCGAGCATGGCGGCAATAGTGGCACACATAGTCACGCTAACGGACACGACCCACAGCCGGCCTATGACGGTTTTGGGCACCAGGTAGATGGCCGCGAAGTCTACATGCGCGACATGGTCTGGGCCGCCGTCCTGAACTGGAACGCGGAATGCCCGTTGCCGGTGTCGCCAGAGATGTCGCTGGAGCGCGCCAGGAAGGAATACGAGGTCTACGAGCGCGAAGTCAGCCCCCAGGGGGCCTACCCGGCCGACGTCTCCAAAGCCGAGGCACTGGACCGTGAAAGTCGCGGCTGGAAAACGTTTCACGTGAAATGGCAGGCAGCGATGCGGAAGTGGGACGGCGACGTCTACCGCGAGGCCCGCAGGCCGGGGAGGATAAAACCTGACGCGACATTTCGGGATGAAAATGTCGCGCGGGAAGAACAGATCAAGATCGATCCGGCAACCGGCCAGCCGTTACCTTTGATCCTGACATCAGCCGAGTTTCTGGCGGGCTACACACCGCCGGCGTACCTGATCGATGAGGTAATCCAACGTGGCTATCTCTACAGCCTCACAGCCCGCACCGGACACGGCAAGACCGCCATAGCCCTGTACATGGCCCAAGCAATCGCCCGCGGTAAGGAGATGCACGGCCACCGCACACTGTCCGGGACAGTCCTCATCCTGGCCGGCGAGAACCCCGACGATGTCCGCGCGCGGTTCTTTGTTCTTGGCCACGCCTACAACTTTAACCCGGCACAGGCCAAAATCCGCTGGATCCCAGGCGTCAAGCACCTGCCCAGTCACATGGATATCATCCGCAAGGAAACTGACGAGATAGACGACCTTGTGCTTGTCCTGGTCGATACCGCTGCGGCGTATTTCCCCGGCACCGAAACCAACTCCAACTCAGAGCAGGGCGAATACGCCAGACTGCTGCGGCAGATGACGTTCCTGAAGAACAAGCCGGCCGTTATTGCGCTGTCCCACCCCGTTAAGAACGCTTCTAAAGACAACTTGCTCCCGATGGGCGGCAGCGCCTTCCTCAATGAAGTCGACGGAAACCTGACCCTGTGGGCGGGGGTCGAACGCCAAACTACCCTGCATTGGCAGGGCAAATTTCGAGGGCCAGAATTCGATCCCATGACGTTCGAGTTGCTGGAGGAGCATTGCAGTGCAGTCAAGAATGAGGACGGCGAACTGCTGCCGTCTGTCGTCGCCAAGCCGATGGCAGAGGCCGCGGTAGAGGCGGCTGAGGACATGGCTGAGGCGGAGGAGGACAAGCTGATGCGAGCCATGTACGGCGCTCAAGCGGCATCTTTCGGCAAGCTGGCTGACAAACTCGGGTGGAAAAAATGGAAGGTTCAAAGGCTTATGGAGCGCCTAAGCGGGGGTAAATTCGTGGAGCAAAAAAGAAACAAGAAATACATGCTGACGGATAAGGGCGTCGAGGCGATCGGAGGTTTGAAGAAAGGCCGTCACCATGATTGAAATCGCCTGGGCGCGGCGGAAGTCTGACGGGCGTATCGTTGGGGTGGATCAAGTCCCAAGCGGGCTGATGTGTGGATGTGTCTGTACGGTGTGCGAGCACCCCCTCCTGGCCGCCAAGGGCGACGTCTACCGGCATCATTTCCGGCATCATGCCGACGGCTCTACCTGCGGCGGGGGGCAGGAGACGGCGCTTCATATGCTCGCCAAGGACATCGTGATGCGGGCGGTATCTATCCGGCTACCCGATGACAAGACGAGGAACATTACCTCAGCAGAGCTGGAACCCACCCTCGACGACGTCCGGCCTGACGTGCTGATCCATACGCCGCAGGGCGACGTCGCCATCGAGATCGCGGTGGAGCACCGGACCGGGGAGGCTAAGACCGCCCGGCTGGCCGAGATGAACCTGGTCGCCGTCGAGATCGATATCAGTGTGTATCGCGGTGTGCTCATGAGCGCCGAGGAGTTGGGGGAGGCAGTTCTCTCAACAGCTGCCCGACACTGGCTCAGGGTCAGGAAGGAACGGGAGAAGCCGCCCTCACCCCGCAAGCCAAAGAACTGGATCACGCACGGTGAGACAGTGGACTGGGCCGCCATTGACGCGCAGCTACTGAAACCGGAACCCGTGGCCGCCAGTGTCGAGGCGCCGGTGCCGGCAACCGCTTTTGTGCACTACTGCCACTGTGGTCAGTGGGGGGCATTCGGGTATGGCGTCGACCTCCTGCATGGCAAGCTTGGGAGGTGGTATTGCGCCGAACACAGGCGGGAACTTCTGGCTAAAATTGTTGTGCCGTGAGGGTAACCATGTACCTAAAAGTGGTGGAACCTTTCGTAGCAGGCCTCTGCTACGACTTTGCATCGTATCAGGGGTTGCTACGATACAGATACGACCGATACGAACCACATTTAACTATATGAAAACACTATACTAATTTCGTAGCAGATGAAGCTACGAATATTCCGTTAGGAATTCGTAGCGTAGCACTTCGAAGCGTAGCGAAGCGTCCCCCCAAAAGGAGAAAACCACGGCGATGACCAAGCAAGACCTCCGCCCCCTCGGTTCCCCTAAAACCTGGGCCAGGACACCTGGCGACTATCTGGCAGGCAAAGCCTCGATCGACGGCGTTGACGCCGTAGCCATCGCGATGGAAGCCCGCTGGGGCGCCGGTCGGCTCCGCCTCTTGGTCGACGACAAGCTCCGGGAGAAATTCGACCGCCAGCGGTTCCTGTTTAACGCCGCCATCTGGCACGGCGACTTGCAGCAGGTGGTGTTGCAGTCACGGCGCATGATTGCCGCCTGGCAGGCGCTAGCTCGCGAAGCCGAGGCCGCTGGTGCGCCTATCCTTAGCCCTGAGGTCTGGGAGGTCGCCTTAGCGGATGGCTCCGTGGTGGCCCTCGTACGCAGTCCTGAAGAGGCTCACGCCGTGGTCGCTGAAGGACGGCGGGTCACCGTCTACACCCTGGCGGAACTGGCGATCATGCTGGAGCGGTATCAGGAGGTGACAAAGGTAAAAACTACCTTTCCCGGTGCGGAGGTGGTTAGCATACGGCGCGATATATCTGATCCTCTCAACAGCATTCGTGATGGCGTGAGCCTCGAGGACACGCTGAACGACGAAATACCGTCATTTGGACAATAGCCAGATGTGGACAAAATCGTTCCTGAGACAGGAAATCGACGACGACTACCCCGGCGTTGTCGTGGTGCTCAGCGACCGCAGGAGGGTCATTGAGGCCAATGGGCTGTGGGTGGTGCAGAGACGTATCGTTTCCCGCAACCCGCGTGAAACGGGCCGCTGGTGGACTGGCCGGTCATACTGCCGCTCCAGGGAAGCTTTGCTGAGAATTTGCGGTCATCACCCCGACCTGATGGCGTTGCCGGAAGGGGTGGTTTATCCCGTGCTGAAGTACGGGAGATATACAAAACTGGCCAGCGCCACATCACAGAAGGACTGAACCGTGACTGACATCACAATGAACAATGGACACGCCCACATCCCGCCGGTCGCCTACCGTGACCTGGACAAAACCAACCCACGAGAACAAACCGGGGTCAAGGAAATCATCGAGGAAATTCAGAGTGCCTACGATCGGCAGTGCCGGGAACTGGACAGTCGCGACAACCTGATCGAGCTGCTGCGCGACGAGCTGGCGCGCAAAAACGAGCAGCTCGAAAGCTACATGCGCAAAACCTACGAAATAGCCCAGCAAATGAAAGCCGTCGCCCAACTCTGCGACGAGGGGCGACGGCTGGCTGATATTGTCGAGAGGGACTAGTTAGCCTCGGCGCCAGCGGGGGCGTCTAGCCCCCGTTGGCGCAAGCGCCACAGATTGCGAGCCTCGATCGCCTTGGCGCGTAGCCGGATGTTGCGCTGAACCACAGTCGCCTTCCTGTTTTCCCAACGCACCACTTCCCAAGTGCCAGTGCGGGTGTCGTACCATGTCGAATAGGTCACACTCGGCATCATCGCGGCGTCCCTACGCGCGGCGTGGTCGGGGCATCGACGGGCGGCAATGGCAAGGCCGGATCCAGCATCCGCTTGGTCTGCGCCGGGCCGGTCAAATCGATCGAACCCCATCTTACCATCGAATTGCCATTCAAAATATAACCGAGCTTCAAGGCCTCGACCTTGTCCTGCTCACTGACTTCGCCGGCTAGTGCGGGATGCATCAGCAGGGCGAGAATAATCGCGTATTTCATGGATGTTGCTCCGGAGGGGTTGGGTGGTTTGGAGGACCTTCAAAAGGTCCTCCAACTCGACAAGGCGGGCGAGGATCTGCTCGCGGGTCATGCGATGTTTTCCCAGCGAACAATAAAACGGTCGAGCCATTGGACGTCGGCCAATTTGTCTGCTGGAAGGGCGTTGCGGGGCAGATCGCCCTGGATTTCCAGCGAGAGTTCGTCCGCCGAGAATGAAGGATATCCCCGCTCTGCCAGCCAAGCGTCGTATTCTGCACAAAGGCTTTGTTCTGTGTCGTGGGTCATGGGCGCGGTTCCTCGGCGGAAACGGCCAACAACAGCCCGGTGACGCCAAGGAAAACACCGAACAGTAGGCCGAGACAAAGGCCGGCGAGGAACGTCATGCCGCGCGACCCTCCGCGGCGATCTTGTCGTTGAGGTCGGCGATCGCCGCCATGCGAGTGTCGCCAAAGCCGCGCAATTGGAGCAACTCCAACGCGCCGCCGGTCGTTTCGATTAGCTCCGCTTCATAGCTGTCGTCTGGTCCCAGCATACTGGTGACAACAACCACGCGGTTGTCATTCTCGTCGCGGAAAATGTGCGTCTTGTCGGTGTAGTGGGCCATTTTCGTCTCCGGTTGTGATGAAGTGACCACACCCTGCCAGCCTCAAATAGGGTTGTCAAGCAGGCAATGTGAAAATTTGACAAGGTTGTCAAAATTGTGCATAAATACTTCTCAGAAAAATTGGAGAACAGCACAATGACTTGGCAAAACAGGGAAATGTCGCCCAGCGAATACCGCAAAGCTATCCACATCTTGCGGCTCAAAAAGGCGCAAGCCGGCCGCTATCTCGGCGTCAGTGTCCGTACCGCGCACCGCTATTGGGACGGTCACGTCAAGGTGCCCGCCGCCAGCGCTATGCTGTTGCGGGCGTTGTTACATTACAAAGAACAACCTGAAGTACCGCCATACGAGGGCATCAAGGCTAGGCGGAAGCGGGAGCAGGCCGATGCGCGTCCTTGATCTTTTCTCCGGAATAGGAGGGTTTTCCCTTGGACTTGAAAGAGCCGGGCTGCGAACGGTTGCCTTCTGCGAGATCGATCCTTATTGCCGAAAAGTGCTCGCCAAGCACTGGCCGGATGTCCCGACCTTTCCGGATGTCCGACAATTGTGTCGGAGAACGTGGGAGAATGAACCAGAAAATGAGGACGGTTTTGTCGAATGTAAAATTCACCAGGGGGAAGATTTCGGAAACTGTGCCTGTATCGGGACAGATCAATTCATTGACGAAATCGGACCAATTGACGTTATTTGCGGAGGCTTCCCCTGCCAGGACATCAGCCTTATTGGTGAAGGTGGAGGTATCAATGGTGAACACAGCGGATTATGGAAAGAATACGCCAGAATTATTGGCGAGTTACAACCAGAATACGTACTCGTGGAGAACGTCGCAGCATTGCTTGGACGGGGAATTGGGCGTGTTCTCGGAGATCTGGCCGCGCTCGGGTATAATGCAGAATGGCATTGCATACCGGCTTCCGCCGTTGGCGCTCCCCACCGACGCGATCGGGTCTGGATTGTTGCCAACTCCAACGACGCGCGACTGGAAAGACACGCCTGGAATGGCGAAGTCGAAGGGGGCGAGATCGCGCATCGATCAATTGCATCGACGGGTTTACTCTCAGGAGCAGACCTCGCCGGGTGGTGGAAAAGTGAACCCGGAATACGTCGAGTGGTTGATGGGGTTCCCTCCTTCGTGGACCGAATTACCTGTCTCGGCAACGCAGTCATCCCGCAAATCCCGGAAATGATCGGGCGCGCCATTATGGCCCAAAACCAGTCCTTGACCCTTAGGACAAGGTAGACACAACCGCTAGACGGCGTGTAGTTTCGCCCATAGGCGAGCTGCGCGCCCTCTTTCCCGAAAGGCCAGTCAATGGCCGGTGCCAAGATCATCAATCTGGTCGACGTCCGTTTGCGCGAAGAAATGATTTTGCGCGACACCGTGCTCGGCGAATTGATGACTGAACTCAGCACCTTGCGAGAAATGATCGACGCGCTGCGTCACGACGTTGATCAACTCAAGCAGGGAGGGGGTCAGTCCCCTAGTAAGTGACTAATCCAAAACGAAGACTGCCATTAGACGTTGGTTCGTTGGCGCGCTCCTACACGCCGGCGAATATTGAAACGCTCGGCAACTGGTCAAACAGCCCTGAAACCGATGCCGACATTCGTATTCGCGCGATCCAGATCCTGCTCGATCGCGGCTGGGGCCGACCTGTTTCCAAAACCGAAGTGACCGGCGCTGATGGCTCTAACGCTATCGAAGTAACCATCCGCACGATCGTGGAGGGGAAGAAATGAGTGAGCCGCACGATTGGCACGTTCAGGCATGGCGTTGGTATTGCCATAACTACACGCGACAGTATGACCATCACGTCGGGCGATATTGGGTCGATCGGATTGGTAGGCTTGTAGATGGCGAGTTGGTGCGGGTGAGGATGGTCTGATGATGGGCTACATATCCCTCACGATCGATGAAATGCGACACCGCGCCAACGAACTCCAGCACGAACGTGAACGCGCTGACATGCTGCACGATGCGCTGGAAGCTATCTCACGCAAACGCATTATGGACGAACGCAACGCCATCAATATGCGGGCTCTGGCACTTGCTGCGCTCGCTGTCGAAAGCAAATGGTAAGCATGACAACTAAAGCCGCAAAACCGGCGGACGGTCGCTGCGAGCATTGCAGCAAGCGAACGCATCTGCGGCGCTACAAAAGCGGTGCCTACATTTGTTACGAATGCACGGTGCGGGAAGACGCCCGCGAAGAGAACAGGTGATGGATTTCGACCTCGCCTTTCTGCTCGTTGTTTTTGTGCTGGTGGTGTCGTTTGGTCTTATGTTGATCATGAGGCCGCTATGACTACTAACTGGCCGGTTGGCGATGGCTGTCTGCTTGGAATAGCGCTGTCGTTGGCGCTGTGGGTTATCCTCCTGTGGGCAATACGGAGTTACTTGGCGCCATGATCAAATTGCGCCTGCCATACAATGAATGGACGCCACGGCCGCACCAGATCGGGTTGTGGAAGTATCTGCAAGCCGGCGGTAAGCGGGCGATGGCAGTGTGGCACAGGCGAGCTGGTAAGGACGAGGTGCTGCTTCATCACACATCGGTCAGCATGATGTTGCGACCAGGCAATTATTGGACCTGCCTACCGATGTACGATATGGCCCGTCGTGCGATATGGTCAGCTGTTAACCCCCATACAGGCGTACGTCGTATTGATGAGGTATTCCCGCAGGAGTTGCGGGCCAATACTGACGAAGGCAAGATGTTTATTCGTTACCATAACGGCGCGACCTATCAGTGTATCGGCAGCGATACGGCGTCCAGTTCGGCCGTTGGCGCAAGCGCAGCCGGCGTCACCATGTCCGAGTATGCGTTGAGCAACCCGAGTGCGTGGGCTTACCTAAAACCAATC